GTTTTTAGATGCTTTAGTTAAAAAAGCAGAAGAGTCAGAAGAATTTAATTACGCAGAAACTTTAGAAGATATGAGATATCAAACTTTAAAAGAATTTTTTGAAGACACAATTGAACAAGATGATTTTAAAAAATTAAAAGACGGTTATGTAGTCTTAGACTCTAAGACAAATATCTGTTATTTTAAAAGAACGACACTAGATAATTGGATGAAAAAGAAAATGAATAAAGCTTTTAACAATTCCATGGAAGCATTAAGATTATTGAATTGTGAAAGACTTGAATACCATGAAGGTGAAAAAAATATTTGGAAAGTAGATATGCCAGAGTTTATTAATCATCAATCAGTAAGAAAACCAAAAGTTAAAAAAGATAACAACGTAACGGAAATGGACGATGAATACCACACAGGAAAATTCAGAAATTCAAATACTAAAAAAACTACATAAGAGAACCATAAAAATTTATGGCCCTCCAGGTACAGGTAAGACTTATACTTTGATAGAAAGAATTTTAAAAAAATATTTAAAGAAAGGTGTACACCCAGAGAAGATTGCATTTATTTCTTTTACAAACAAAGCAGTTAACACCGCAATAGAGAGAGCTCTAAATGCATTCCCACAGTACACTTTAGAAAATTTTACAAGATTTAAAACATTACATAAATATTGTCGAAGATATTTTAAAGAAGAAGTATTTGATATTAAAGGTTGCATGATTGATTATGCATTACAAGAGAGCATAATTAAAAGATCTGATAACAGATTAGAAGATGATGACTTTGTTTACAAAGATTGGTCTTTGTCTATCTATGATAAAGCAAGGAACATGATGATAGATCCAATTAAAGTTTACAAATTAGAGTCATATAAGAAGGACAACATAGATGTGTTTCAAAGAAAAATTAATACATATGAACATTATAAAACAGGTGGTGGTGAAAGATCGTTTATAGATTTTACTGACATGATTGAAAAAGCCATAGATGAAATAGAGTTTCCAGATTTAGATGTGTTAATTTTAGATGAAGCACAAGACTTTACACCTTTACAATGGTCAGTTTTATATAAATTAGCTAATAATTCAAAAAGAATTTATTTAGCTGGTGATGATGATCAAGGCATCTATCAATGGAATGGAGCAGACTCAAAATATTTTACAACATATTTCCCAGGCAGAAAAGTTGTATTACGAAAGACAAGAAGATTTGGTGAAGCCATACATCATTTTACAGAGATAATTAGAAGAGGAATTATAGACTCTGAAGAAAAAGAATATTTACCATCAAACAAAGAAGGCAGCGTAAGAAGATATCTTAACTTCAAAGAAATAGATTTTACGTTAAAAGGCACTTGGTACATACTAGGTAGAGTCAATCGAGTTGTTAATGAATTACGAATGGCAGCCAAAGAAGCGGGTTTATATTTTGGTGACAACAAAGGTAATAAATCTTTTGATCGTAAACAATGGATAGCCATAAAAGCTTGGACGGCTATCTCTAATAGTAAATCTATCAATAAAGCAGATGCAGAAATTATGTATAAGTATTTAAGAAATTTACAAAAAGATGATTATCGAATGGATAAGTTTTGGACTAATGAACCAGACTTTAAAACTTATGATTTTCAAACTCTAAAAGAATGGTGTGGCCTAGATTTACCAGATGAAAAACAAAACAAAGAGTGGTGGTGGATATTAAGAAGAAACTTTACATCACGACAAAAAATTTATTTTATTCGATTGTTAAAAAGATATGGACAATCACACCTTGATGAAGAACCAAAAATAATAATTGATACGATACATAGTGTAAAAGGTGGTGAAGCTGATCATGTTGTTCTTGCAAGTAAAAATGATTATGCCTCAGACTTTAGTAGAAAAAATAAATTAGACCAAAGTGGTGAGCGAAAAGTTTACTATACAGGAGCCTCAAGAGCAAAAGATACTTTACATATATTATCAACAGATTATAAGTATCATTATCCAATAGGTAAGGATTATTTAATATATTTGGAGGAAACAAGATGAATATAAAACAAGCTATCTTGGACGCTTTAGAAGATAGATATAAATCTCAAATCTCTGAGGCAGAAGCCACGATCAAAATTTACCTCGAACAATCTGTTGGAATTGGTGAACACCCTCAACATATTGATGAAGTAGATAAACTAATAGAAAAAATAGCAACAGCAGAAGAAAAACTTGAAATACTGAAAGGATATAATGACTAATAAAGAATTATTCGATACTGTTTTTCCACAAGATAAGCAGATCGGAGGATCCCATTATAAACATTTTCCTATACAGCCTTATGAATTCATAGCTAAGAATGATCTTACATTCTTCCAAGGCAATGTAGTGAAATATGTTTGCAGATATCGTTTTAAAAATGGTGTCGAGGATTTAGAAAAAATAATACACTATTGTCAATTAGAAATAAAAAAACTAAAGGATACAAAAAAATAACATGGAAGCAAAGTTCTACAAGCCCACAGAGATTTATTTTAATCTCTTTGGCAGATTAAGAGGATATGATTTAATAATTAAAAAAGCATTAGATATTGGTTGTAATGAGGGTGCTTGGGCTAAAAGGTTAAAAACAGTTTACCCAGAAGCAGAAATCACGATGATAGATACCATAGATAGTTTTAAAAAAGAATGTGAACAATATGGTAAATTTATTCAAGCCTGTGTTGGAGAGAAAGAAGACGAGAAAATATTTTATTTCTCAACTGATCCTATGGACTCAAGAGGAGGTTCTTTATACATAGAAAATTCAAATGTCCCTTGGAATACTAAGAAGGTGCAGACAAAACCTTTGAAAGATATTGTACCAAATGAAAAATTTGACTACATAAAGATAGATGTTCAAGGTGCAGAATTAGATATCATAAGAGGTAGTTTAGAATTATTCCAATCTACAAAATGGGTTCAATTAGAATGTCCTGTATTTGAGAATAACAAAGGAGCTCCTAAGTTCGCACAAGTTACAAGCTACATGATTAATTTAGGTTTTTCTATCTTTGACATAGAAAATGTGTATTATAATGCTAAATTAATGTCAGTGGACTTCTTATTTTGTAATAAAAATTTACCTAAACAAATACCACTTGAAAGAGAGTTTTTACAATACACGCATCACGACAAATGAGTTTACAACTTACAATGAATTTTAAAAAACATCTTTGGGCAGCCCCTAGTGAATTTAAAGATTTGTCGGGTTACGATGAAATCGCAATTGATTTAGAAACAAGGGACGATGGTATCAATGAAAATCTAGGTGCAGGTTGGGCTAGTGGTCGAGGAGAGATAATTGGTTTCGCTGTTGCTGTTGAAGGTTGGCAAGGATACTTTCCCTTTGGTCATTTTGGTGGAGGCAACTTAATACCAGATCAAGTTAAAAACTATATGAAAGATATTTGTGAATTACCTTGTACTAAAATATTTCATAATGCTCAGTACGATGTTGGTTGGTTAAAAGCTTCTGGGATCACGGTCAACGGACAAATTGTTGACACAATGATTGCGGCAGCTTTAATAAATGAGAACCGATGGTCTTACTCATTGAACGCTTTATCTGTTGATTATTTAGGCGAAATCAAGGCAGAAAGTGACCTTAAAGAGGCAGCCGCTAGTCATGGTGTCGATGCTAAATCTGAAATGTGGAAACTACCCGCAGAGCATGTTGGCCATTACGCTGAACAAGATGCACGACTCACGCTCCTTCTTTGGCAGAGATTTAAAACAGAGATTAGAACACAAAGCTTAGAAACTATTTGGAAGTTAGAGTCTGATCTTTTACCAATACTAATTCAAATGAGATTTGAGGGTATCAAAGTCAACTTAGAAAAAGCTGAACAACTAAAAAAAGAATTTGCAGAGCAAGAAAAAAAACTACTACATAAAATAAAAAAGTTAGTGGGTAAAGAAGTAGATATATGGGCTGCTCGACAAATTGGCGAAGCTTTCGATAAACTTGGTATAGAGTATCCACGAACACAAAAAACCAAAGAACCATCATTTACACAAAATTATTTATTTAACTCTCCTCATGAAATATCTAAACTTATAGTACAGGCCAGAGAAGTAAACAAGTTTCATAATACTTTTTTAACTGGAATAACTAAGTTTCAACATAAAGGTAGAATTCATGCAGAAATAAATCAACTAAGATCTGATACTGGAGGCACTGTTTCTGGTCGGTTATCTATGTCTAGCCCAAATTTACAACAACTACCATCAAGAAACAAAGAGTTTGCTCCAAAGATTAGAGGTTTATTTATGCCTAACCATGGCTGTAAGTGGGGTTCTTTTGATTACTCGCAACAAGAACCACGACTTGTTGTGCACTATGCCTCTTCAATTGGTGAAGGTTATGAAGGATCAAATGAATTGGTTGAAGCTTATGCAAATG